AACGTTGTCGGCCGGCGCCGCGCTGACGTTCTGCTCGGTGCCGTTGGGCCGGATCTCCGGGCTGATTTGCAGTGTGCCGCCGCCGCCAGAGTGCACGGCAGTCACGGTGAACTGCTGGAGGCTCGGGAGCAGCTTCTTCGTCTGCGGATGCACCGCATACACGCCCGCGATGGTGAAGCTGTCGCCCGGGTTGATCGTGCCGGTTCCGGTATCGACCACCAGCGTGGAGCCCGTCTGGCCCGCGCCGTTGACCAGGTAGCCCGCACCGGTGCCGCGGGTCGTGGTCGCCGTCAGGTTGGACGAGTACCAATCGAAGCCAAGCGTATCGGTCGCCATCTCGCCCTTGCGGTACTGGCGGTCGATCTTCGTCTGCGAGTTGTAGAGACCCTTCAGGGCATCCACCACGTCCACCTGCGAATAGGTGTTGATCAGCAGGTTGCGATCGTTGGCCGGGGCCAGCATCGAGTCGAGATATGCCTTGGCCTGGAGCGCGGTCTTGGCGTCATCGAACGCGCCGTAGTCGCCGACAGATGCGGGCACCAGCGGAGTGACCTTGTTGATGAAGTCCGCCTGGACGTTCGCCACGAGGTCAGGGATGAACGGGTCGATGAACTCGTCAGCGAAGTCCTCGATCTGCATCGCCATTTCGGCAGACGTGGCCGACGTATCGACGCCGTAGTAGTTGTCCACGGTCACCGGGATGGTGCGGTTGACGATCGGCATCACGTCCATGACTCGACCCTTGCGGATCTGGGCATGCTGGGGGACGCGGACGGCGACCGTATCGCCATGGCGCGCGCCGCCCTTGTAGCCGAACTGCGTGTCGTACTGGCGATTGACCATGCCGAGGATCTGCGGATCCTCGAACAGCTTTGCCAAGCCGCGCTTGACGATCACCTGACTGGTGAGAAGGTTGTTTGCCATTTTCTTGATTCCTGAGAGAGTCGCCGCGCCGTATGGCGTCAGCGGTGGGCTTTGCCCCGGATGTCGGCGATGAAGTCACCCACGGACTTGTCAGCTGCCGACTTCTTGGCAACTGCGGTTCCTTGGACGGTCGGCGGCGGCGCTGGGGCTTTCGTGACGGTTCTGGGCGGACTCGGGGGCGGTACGGAGGCGGGCGTGGACAGGCGAGCCTCGATGCGGCCGAGTGCAGCCGCTGCGTGGTATTCGCTCATCCGCGAGATTTGATCGGCCTCGTCCAGGTTGCGTGCCAGATAGATCGCGATCTTCGGCCCCAGCTCGGAGGCCTTGACCACTTCCAGCATCGCGTCGGTGTAATGGACAGGCGCGGTAATCGCTTCCTTCCACTCCTCCGGATCGATCGCTTTGACGCGAGCCTCGAACGCATCGACGGTCTGCTTCTGTGCAGCCTTCGACTGCTCCTCGTCGCGCAGCTTCCGGTACTTCCATTCCGCGATCGCTTCGGCATGCGCCGAAGCGTCGAAGTCGAAGTCCTCGAGCTTCGGTCGATCTTCTGAACTTGCCGGCGCCGGTGGTGCGGTGCTGCCTTGCTTGAACTGCGCCCTCAATTCGGCCAGTTCGCGCTCGACGGCTTCCCGCGCGCGGCGTTCCTCGTACTTTTCCCGTGTCAGCTCATTGATGCGCTTACCAACGCCCTTGTTCTGGCGCTGTGCGGGTGCATCGCCCCCGTCCGAAGTCGCCGTATCTTCGGAATCGTCCGACTCATCGTCGGCTGCGGCGTCATTGCCCTGCTCTGCAGGTGAATCGTCTGGCTTGCCCTGGGGCTTCTCTTCAGTGGGCACGGCATCCGCCGGTGCGGGGTTGGCTGCGTCCACTGCTGCAATTGCGGCCTTCAGGCTTTCGGTCTGCTCTGTCATGCGATCCTCTGATCGATTAGCCCGGGATTCCGCCCGGTGCGGGCCCGGTTTCGGGCATAAAAAAACCGCCTTGCGGCGGCTGGGTGTTCATTGGTTGCAGCCATCCAGGCGGGGCGCCTTGCATCCCTTGGGAGAACCCAAGCTGCATAGCCTCCTGCTGGTTTCGGATCGCCTGCCCCTCGGCCTCGGCGCCGTACTTGGCGGCCCTGGCCGCGCGCTCCTCAGCCTCCGCGACATCCTTGGGATTCGGCGGCGGCGGCGCTGGGGGCTGATCTTCATCGGACGGCTCGAGCAGGCCCTGACCCACCAGCAGCTTTCGCATCGCCTCGCGCACTTCATCCATGCCGGGCGTGTCCATGTTCTTGAGCACGCCGTATTGCGCGAGCATCGCCATCGGACCCTGCGACTGCGCAAGCTGCATCATCGCGTCCAGCGTCTCCATGCGCTGGGTGGTGTAGCTGGGGCCGGTGCTGATCGTGATGTCGTACTTGCCGACCCGGATGTCATTCACCGTGTCCCACGTCTGCTCCACCTCGTTCCACACGGGTTGGTTGATGGTCACGTAATCGGTCGAGCCATCCTCGCCCAGGATGCGGGCCTGCCGCTCGGTGTCGTAGATGTGAGGAATCAGGTCGTTGATGATGATGCCGGTGTAGAGGATCGCCCTCGCCACGTTGTCCTGATAGTCGTAGTTGGCGATGTCGCCTTCCTGCTTACGCGCCATGATCGCGCGCCCGCTGGTTTCATTGCTGCGTGCCCCGAGGCTCGCGTCGTAGATCCCGGTGACGCCCTTGATGTCATCGGCCGACAGCTGCAGCGCGGCCATGTAGCCGGGGGACATTTGTGGCGGCAACACGCGCTGCGGCATAACGCCCGGCGCGTTCGGGTCCGGGTTGTATGGCAGGCCGGGCGCATTGTCGACGGCCAAGTCGCGCCACTCGCGCTCATACCCCTCGATCTGCTTTTGCGTGTACATGAAAGGCGCCGACGGCTGCGTCGCCACCACTTCGGCGAAGTTCGACCGCTCGGCGTTGTAGAGGATCTGCGCATCCTTCGCAGGCCGCGCCATGCCGGACCACTGGTCGCGCCCATCGATGTGCACGATGTCGCCCCACACCGGCACGAGCGGGATATAGCGCCCAGGCCACTCGAATGGCCCCTCCAGCGTTTCCTTGCCGCTCACGATTTCCATCGTGACCTTGTGGGTCTCGACCGGGCGACGGTTTGCGACGGTGACCGGCTCCACGACTGGCATGCCGTCCTCGCCCACCGGCGGGTTTGCTGCGGCGTCCTCGTCAAAGCCTTCGGCGTCGACCACGCGACCATCGGACAGCAGGAGGATCTCCTTGGTGACCGGCTCCTTCTTCCAATACTCGGCGACGCGTACTTCTTTCTCGTTGTACCAATCCCGGCAATCGCTCGTCATCGCGCTGTCGAAGGAGCTGATCTCGGCCTTCGGGAAACGACGCTTGAACTCCGAGGTCGGCATGGCGTCCTCGACGAACGCATACCGCGCATCCGATCGGTCCAGCGCCTTGGCAGATGGATCGAAACGCACCGAGAACGGGTTGTGGATCCGCTCGATCCGGATCTCCTGGTCGAACGTGTCGTCGCCGACGTATTCGGTCTTGACCCGCCAGGCGCCGAACCCGCACGACACCGCGTACAGGCCGCCCCAATCGTAGGCTTCGTCCGCCCGAGACTGCGACTCGATATTGCGGATCAGGCCCTGCCGGATTTCCGCTACCTCAACGTCACCATCCTCATTCGCACGGACCTTGATCGACGGCGTGTTCATGCGCATGTCGTTAACGACCTGCTTGACCGCCTGGCGCAGCTTGTTGAACTCGTACTTCGGGCGCGTGCCGCGCATCTGGCCGAAGTGGTTGTCCCACTGCGAGCCAGCCACCCAGATAAATTTGAAGTCATCGACGGCCAGGTTGCGCTGCGTGTTCTCGGCCTCCTCGCACGCGGCAAAGCGCTTGCGCATCTCCGCGTACTTGTCCTCCGCGGTGCGCGGCGTCTTGTTCTCGTCGTCGCGCATCAAATGCCTCTCCGGAAACTGATTGCTTTGGGTCGGGCCACGGCCACGGGTTCCGCGAACGTCAGCGCCAGCGCGTCCCACTCGTCAGGCGAGGGAACACCGCGCTTCCGCATGTCCTCTTTCCGCTCCAGCAGGACGCGGGAATTGCTGTCGTACTTGTAGCCAGGCGCGCAGGCATCGGCTTGGAGCGAGTCAAGGTCCGGGATATCCACCCCGCCCTCTTGCTCCAGCCAGTCGCGCGACTTCATCCACATTTCGGCGCGCCGGTTAGCCGGGCCGCCGCCAATCTCCTTGCCGTCCGGCCCGAACTGAGGCGGCTCGAGCGGCGAGCTACCGAAGTTGATGGCCGCTACAACGTCGCCATACCCCATCTCGACCAGGCGGTCATAGATTCCGATGCCAAGCCCGCCAACGTCGATGAACACCCGAGCGGGCTTCTCCTGGTCGATCACCAGCTTCAGCCAGCCCGCGCCCTGCATCGTGGTCAGCTTGTGCCGGCGCTCCACACCGAACGCCTTGCGTCCTCTGCGCCGGACCATCGCCGAGCCGTCATCGCCGAACCGCGCCGGGTCGAACCCGATCACCAGCGGCCCTGACTCCTCGCGCTCGTTCTTGCGCGCCTGGGCCACCAATGCCGGCTTGATGAAGCTGTCGTGCCCGCTCATCTGGAACGCCTCGGCCGCGGTGGCCGGATACTCCTGCTTGAACAGGTTGGCGTCCTTCAACTCGGCGATCTTGTTGCGCCGCCATGCCATCTGCTCGAGCGTCAGACCGTAGATCTCGGCGTATTGCTGCTCCTCGGCCGTCATCTCGAAGTCGGCAGGCACGTCCTTGCGGTACTCCTCCTGCCAGTACCAGGGGACGAAGATCGCGATGAAGTCTCCGACGCCCCGCTCTGCGTCCTGCCACTTCTGGTGGAACAGGTTCCCGACGCCGTTTGCCGTCGATTCCAGGATGACCTCAGTGCCCGCCTCGTCAGGAACCGCTTGCAGCACACCCGCCGCGTGTGTCTCCGCATGAGGCCAGAACGCCACCTCCGACCCGTGGAACAGCTGGATCGTGCTGGAGCGCCCAACGCCCTTCGTGCCCGCGGTGCCGACCTTGTAGCCGCTGTCGAGCTTGTCGAAGAACAGTTCCTTTGCGTTCGCCGCGCCGGTCGATGGCCTGACGAACACCGGGCAGTGCTCGTGATACCTGTTGACCATCTCGAACAGGTTCTGCGTCGCCTGGTCCTCGTGGGTCAGGATGAAGGTGCGGATGCCCTTCGACCACGTGGTGCGGTGGTAGTACCGCGCCCCCACGTAGGTCGAACACCCCTGCTGCCGCCCCTTGAGGATCAGCGCCCGAACCCGCCCCGTTGCCTCCCTCTGCGCCTCTAGCCGATCGTGGATGTAGGCCTGCGCCTTGTTGAACCGGAACGCCTGCACCTTGCCGCTCTTGGCGCGGATGAACATGCAGTTGCGGGCGTAGAAGTCGAGATCATCTCTGAGCCTGACCCGGGCCTCAGTCGAGGCTGGCGAGCCATTGCTCATGGGTCATCTCGACATTCATGTTCACGTTCTCGTTCTGCACCTTGTCGCCGTACTTGCGAGGCTTGAGCTTCGCAGCAACCCACTTCCTGGTATCAACCCGAAGGCGGCTGTGAGCCACGCCCGTTGCATCCAGCGCGAGCTTCACTTCCTCGCCCTCGTGCTTGACCGTAACGCTCACTTCGTCTGCGATCGCCACAAGTTCGTCGGCCAACGTGTCTGCTTGCTCCTCACGTGCGCGCGCGTACATGTCGCGGAAACGCTCGTGCGCCGCTAGCCAACGGAACACAGTGGCTCGATGCGGCATCCCTTCAGCGGCACAGATGGCCTTGAGGCTTTCGCCGTCAGCTAGACGCACACAGATGCTTGCTGCCAGATCTTCTGTGTAGTCGCTCGGCCTACTCACGCCACTGCCTCCAATCGCTCCGGGCCCTGCGTCCAGTTCTCGCCCCCAACGTAAGGGGCCGACTTCACCTGGATCACATGCCAAGCCGCGAACTCACGCCCCGCGGTGGTGGTGATATCAACTCGGATCCGCATGCGCCCGGAATACTGGGCGCGCACAGCCACTGACACGGACTTGCCCCCATCATCGATCTGGGCATCGCTCATGTAGACGCCAGCGACGTCAAACGTCAGCCATGTGGCCGAGGCAATCGTCTCTCCAGTGCCAAGGAGGCCACTGACAACGGTCACCAGCCGCGTGCGCTCAGACGCATACAGCGCAGTGGTGTACACCCGGTCACGCTGGTAGCCACTCAGCCTGTTGATCAGCCAGCCGATCACTTGCTGCCCTCCCTATCGGCCCAGATCACGGCGCGGCAGGCGCTGGCGAGGTCGTCGGCGTCTCGCCCGACTTGAACAACAGCGCCCGCAATCTGTCCTCGAAGTTGGTTTGCCGCATCACGTTCGATGGCGGCGGCGGTAGCACCGGACAGACGATCGGTTGCGCACCCCGCGAGCTCGTCGCGCAGCTGGAGAGCGCCAGACTGCAAATCAGCAACAACAGAAGCGGGCACACCCGCCGCATCGCCTCGCTTAACTTCATGCTCGTCTCCGATGTCGGCCAGCTTCTCGGCCTGTGTGTGTTCAGTGGTCCGCGCGTCCTGGACGGCCTCGACCACAGCGGTGACGTCGGCCGTGTCGCGCTTGGCCGTAGCTGCCTCTGCCCGGTCCCCGCGCCATGCCCAGCCGGCGGCGAAAGACAGGCCGGTCCAGATCACGAGCAAGCCGATGGCAATG